GCTACTAGTTGTCGTGCTTCTCCGACCCTAGGCTCAAATCAGGACAGACCAGTGCGTTTGCGCGCATGGTTGGTCGTGTGCATACGCGTGGGCACCGTGGTCGGCTAGCCGGATGGCTAGGTTTTCACAGGCTCCGGCGCCGATGGGCTAGGCCATGGCTAGGAAGCGCTGTGCGCCCCTGTAAGGCTACGGGAGAAGCCGACTGGCCCAGACTGCCAGGGCGCCCACAGCAACGAGCCACAGGGACGCCAGGAGGGCTACGCCTGCCACAGCAAGACGCGCGCGCCAGGGGCTCCGGCGCCCGTCGTCGGCACCGTCGTCATGTACGTCCAGATGCAGGCGCCAGGCCATGACGGAGCACGCGCCTAGGGCTGTGTCCGGAGGCGTGCGCGCAGTTCGTACCGGGCTTCGTCTACGCCTATGGCTGTGGCGTCATCATCGAGTGTCACTAGGGCGTCGTTGCCCGGTTCTCGTGTGGCGTGCAGCGTGTAGGTAAATCCTGCGTTATGCCATTTGACGGCAGAGTGTCCACGCCTTCCCGCAATGATTCTCAAGAGCGCTAGGACATACCGAAGGCGCACGCTCGGTTCCTGAATGTCGTTGTCCTGTGCGCTCATCGGTCTTCCGTTATGTCTTTGAAGACGTGGCCTAGTGGTTGGTTGTCGATACGCCGAATGCCGATGATGCCAAAGAAATTCGCTGCGTTGATGTCGGTAATGCGGACCCTGGTAAGGCGCGCAAGATCGCACATCCAAATGTGATCCACGCCAACAAACGTCATCATCATGGGTGCCGACATTGAATAAGATGCTTCGGGCGCAGCCGCCCAAAATTCCTGTGCAGTAGGCATGTCTTCTCCAAGATCTACAGGCGGGTTCACGAAATGGTCGTTTAGATCAGACGCCCATCCCATGAACGGGCCAAAGGTTTGCTCCATTTCTTCCAGGGAGCCCATGCGCCGAATGTCCGCATTGAATGTTGTCACCACACCGTCGCCTAGGTGGAATGCCACGTGCCGGTAAATGGACGATGACCAAAACCAGACCGGCACAGCGGGAGGCGGATTCCTGTCGTTCGGGTGCTGATCGTGCGCCGCATTCCATGCGTCGATTGCCGAAGCGTACAGGGAGGGAATGGCGAAATCCTGCCGGGTGAATTGGAGGCACAATCCGCTTTCTGGCATTTGGGTTCCCACGCGATTGAGCGTGTAGTCAATTGCCTCTTGCCCTGTGCGTTCCGCCTCTGGCATTTCAGACGGGTTCCTGTGCCGCAATCAGGGAAGAGCCGTAGACGGGCCATACCGCTTGCAGGGCTGCCAGAACGTCGCCGTCTGTGGAGGCTGCGGTAATACCGGGCTGCCCTGCGACTAGGTTTGTCAACGGTGCGGCATTGCCAGGAAAGAGAATCACCGTTTCGGCCACGATGATAAATTCCGGGCGTGCGTCGTTAATGAAGATTAGTGCTTGTTCACTGGCAGCCGCTGTAACTCTGCCGATAAACTCAGGGTCTTTCACGAGTGCGGCTGTGTCCTGGTAGGTCATTGCTGCGCCTTTCTCTCATCGTCCATATGTGAGGTATGCAACTACAGGTTGACTAGGAAACCATGCGTGCGAATCTTCGCGCCGGAACCGAATAGCAATGAGTGTTGGGTCGATGTACTGAACGCCCGCGCTCACAATGATTGCCAACGATGAGCCCGTGGCGCCGTAGTCAATTGTTAGTTGTGCCCATTTCGGCGTCCAGGGTTTTCCATGCACATAGTTAATAATGCCGTTGGTATCGGTCACGCCGGAAATTAGGGCCCAGTAAATGCTACTTGTGGCAAGCACCTTAGCGTCGATTGCTTCGGCCAGTGCTCTAATAGCGTCGTCACCATCCACCACTTTGTCTGTGCCGACCGGGTACGGCAATCCGTTTGCGGTTGTTGCCATTGTGTCATTCTCCCTAGTCCGCCGCTACGCCGTGCAGATCGTTCCATGTGATATCAGGATGCCAGTCGTTCCACTTCCACAGCGGGTTGAGTTCGTCCCATGCAGCGGAGCCACCTAGCCCTAGTTCGCCCGATGACACGCCCAGATCCAAAACCCAGCGCCCACCAATAAAGCGGTACGTTCCGCCTTCCAGATAGACGCCAGCAATTTCGCCACCGGGCGCCCACGTAGGCAGTTCCTCAAGAACGACGGGCGCCCCTATGCGGCTCGTGCCGTCCAACAAATCGAGAAGCAACGAAACGGAATCCTGCCCTGCCTCTAGGTCTTCGTCATCTAGCGTAATGCCAGAAGCCCGCCATGCTTCCGACGACGTGCGAGCAAGAATCTTTTCCGCAATCAGTTGCGCGTCGGTAGCGGATTGCAGTTCCGTCGAAACGGAAACGGCACGCGTGCCATGGCGCAGTTCTAGCGCTGCGTCCACAACGCTTTCCTTTGTGTCAGTGGCTGTGGGATTGCCGTCTCCGTCCACGCCCTGCAGTTTCCATGAGACATCAACGCGTGTCGTCAGATCCGCAACGGATTGCACCCATGAGACAGGATCACGCAGGATGTCACACGCCGAAATGTGGAAGGCGCCGGAGGGATCCGTTTCTTCGATAATGATTGTTCGTTGTTGGATTGTGGTTTGCGTGGATGTGGACGCGTGTGCGGCGCCTGTCCATGCGTAATCCATTGTTGTTGTATCGGGCGTGGTGCCGTCGAAATACGGGCCCCGGTAATCGCCTTCAATGAGCGCGAGGGAATCCCACCAAATGTCTTCGCTGCCCTGGCTGCCACCGTGGTAAATGCGGAACAAGCCCCACGCAGTTGCGTCAGTTGGAATGAAGACAGTGCCGCGCACTTCATACGTTCCCGCCGCATTAGGTGCTGTGGCTAGCCACGTAATGTTTCCCGTAATTTCGGTGGTGACGTTCGCAGCATTCTTTACCGATATGCGGAACCTGCGCGCGTTAACCGACAGGGGCGCCACAGAGGGCGCCGTTAAACGGACAGTTGCAAGAACTGTGATCGTCCGCCCTGCGTAAACCGACGGTGGCGCGCCGATCATATTGAGAACTTCGGCGAACGTGTCGCCGTTTGTGCGCTGTGCGCTAATGCGTACGCTGCGCGCGCCACGCTCTTTCCACAGGGTAGAACTAAACACGGCGGCATAGCCCGGTTGGCCGATCACACCCGTAACGCCTACGCCCCGCAGGATGCTTGTTGAGGCGTTAGCCGTGCCAGACCAGACGGCCGTAAGATCAGGGTCCGCCGATGGCGTGGCGCCATCAAAGTAGGTTCCAATAAGACCGCTTCCGGTTTCCACCAAAAGCGCTGTGCCCTGTGCAACGTCGCCCGCAACAATGGCATTTTGTCTGCGCACAATCATCCACACCCATGCGGCGCCCGCAGGTGCGACCAAACTTTCCTTCGCGTACCTCTGCCACGTTCCCGCTGCCACCGTGCCAGGAACTGCCGTCGTGACTGTGGAAAGAACGGCGCCTGCCGAATCCGCCCATTGCACGTAATAGTAAACCGAAGCCGCCTGTGCGAATTGCGCCCACATGGACAGGCCATAGGTTGCGCCGGGTGTGACAGGGATACGGCCCGTTGTGGCGTCAGAACAACGAACGTCTATGTAGGTTCCGCCGCTGGTAGTGGCCGTTGCTTTAAATGCCGTTGTCGGTCCGCCAGGGAAGGGCGCTGCAATAGGCGTGTTCGGCGCCACCGTTAATGTCTGCCCAGTGCCGCCGAGAAACGCTTTCCAATAGGTAGACGATGTGCCCCGTGGATCGAAGGCAAGATTGGTTCTTACTGCCACTGTGCCCGATGTCGTTTCGAACGATGGGTTCGTGGCTCTATTTGTGGCAACGAGCACAGGCGCCGGGCCAAGTTCTTCGTCCAGTTTCAGCAACGACTCACGTTGCTCCGGATCCTCAAGCCGCAGATAAGCACCTAGGGACGAATGCACGGCAGGCCACAGCACGCCATCCACAGACGACGCAATGGATTGCAGTAGCCCTAGTGCACCCTGCGAATCGACATCCCTCCACGTAAGCAATGTGGGCTTCAAACTGGAATCAATGTCAATGGTAATAGGCAGGCCGGCCAATGTCAGAATCTTATGCGCGCGCGTGTCCACGCTTTCTACCAACCAAGGCTCATCGCCAATACTGCGGTTCTGCAGATCGGCGGTAAACCCATTCGCCACGACAGACACCACGGGCGCCTTTGCGGAATCGTCCCACCCTGCCGTTAACTCTGTGACACGCCCGGAGAAAACCAGAACGCTCCGGCTCGATTCCTCAGAGGAAGATGTCACCTGCACATCGTCCACAAACATAGAGCCCATGTCGTCCCACGTGAATGCAGGGTTCACGCCGTTCCATTGCAGGGCGGCAGGCATCTCATCCCATGCGCGCCCGACAGGGAAAAAGCGCACCTCCAATCCGACCCAATAAGAACCGGACATCGGAACGACATACTCACGTGTGACGGTTTGCCACGCGTCATTTCCTGCCACGACGGTTGCCGTTCCTGTGGCTGTGCCTGCATTCGCGTACGGCCCGGTAAAGAGCACAGGGCGCACCTGTGCGACGGAGCCCAGCGGCAGCCACAGGGAAAGCGTGGATTGCCACGCCTGGCCAACCTCTGTCGTGGGTATGGCGTCCCACGCGTCAGGATTCGTTCCTGCGGGCTCAAAGGGTGCAGGCGCCAGGATGAGCACAGCGGCATTCGTTGGGTCCGTAGCGCGCACGTGAAGCGCCTTCGTGCCACTGGCAAACCGTTGCGTCGTCACAGTGGCGTTAGCGTTCGTCCCTGTCCACGTAACGGCAGCCGTCTCGAAGCCAGGATTGACAAACGTGGGAGCCGAAGGCGTGCCGAAGGTGAGCCCACGGGCGAGCACGTCAATGCGGGAGCCTGTGCGGAACTGGCCCATGAAAGCGCGTAGCCCTGTGCCGTTTCCTACAGCGTCCATAACATCGAATGTGCAGGCGTCTACGGCTGGCTGTGTCATGGTGTCGGATCTGCCCCATGCCACCGAAAGGTTTTCCAGAATCACAGGGTCGTTCAGGTTATCGCCCGGAGAACCATCGGCAGCACGAATGCCGTCCACGAGAACGGTGCAGGAAACGCCCGTGCTCATCGGATCGTCACCCCGTTATTGCGCCTGTCATCGTTGCGCAGAATGAGCCGGATCTGACGCGCAACGGCGACCGGATCTAGGGCGCCCTGAATAATGATCTGCGTTCCGGTTCCGGCACTCGCTGCGTTTGCGCTCAAGGCAGGCGCCACACGCGCTCCCGCTGCGGCAATGGCTGCCGTTGTGCCGACCGAAGCCGAAGCGGCAAAAGGATTGATGGCGCTCAGTGCGTCGCCGATCTTGCCAATGGCGTCAGGAACTTTGATCTTTCCTAGCCAACTAATCACGTCGCTAATGGCATCGACCACATTATCGAATGCGTCTTTGATGTCTTCAACCGGAGACAGGATCGCGTCTAGCGCCTTTTCGGCTGCGGCTTTAATGGTGTCCCACACATTGCCTACCGCGTCCATGATGGTGTCAAAGATTGCCTTAATGTTCTCCACGTTGTCATTAACAATCGTGGCAACGTTCTCGATAACGCCTCTGATCTTGTCAATGATCCAATCCCAGACCGCGCCCACGGCAGCCGTAATGCGGTTCCAAATTTCAATGACGTTATCGATTGTCGATTGCACAAAATCCACTACCCATTTCAGGGCAGCCTTAACGGCATCGACAATCCAATTCCATACGGCGCCGATCGCGTCGGATACCGTTTCCCAAATCGCAATGACGGTATCGATAGCGGCAGTTACTGCGGCAACGATCCAATCGAACGCAGCCTGGATAACGTCTTGGATCCACTGCCATACCGCTTGCACGGCTGCCACAAGTAGATTCCAAATGCCCACGTAAACATCCACGTAGAACTGCACAACGGTGGCAATGGCTTGAAAGACCCATTCCGCTGCGCCCTTGAGCCAGTCCCACACTGCGGCAGCGGCTGCCTTAATGGCGCCCCATGCAGCCGCCCATGCATCTTGAAACCATGTGGTCTTTGTGGCAATGAGCACGATCACAGCAATAAGGGCAACAATACCAATTACGATCCACGTAATCGGAGAAGTAAGGAACGCCGAATTGAGGATCTTTTGTGCGGTTGCCCAACCCTTTGTTGCCACTTCAACCGTCTTCGTTACCACCGTATAGACAGTGAGTGCAATATTGAGCCCAACAATAATTGCGGCAATGCCACCGATGACACCACCGATGATAAGGAAGACGCGCGTATTGTCTTGAATCCATCCGGCAACAATTGCCAGAAGATCAGCTAAACCAGACATTGCGGGAAGGAGCGCACTACCAATCGCTTCCTCCGCTTCGCCCATCTGTATTTTCATGCCCTCCATTTTTCCGGCTGCGGAATCGGCGGCTTCGGCTGCGGCGCCACCTGTGGTGCGCGCCAGTTCGTCCATAATGGCGTTCATATCGCCAGAGGCGAGCACGGCGTCATCCATGCCGGGAACGAGTTTCTTGAGGCTTGTGGTTTGTCCTCCGTACGCCTTTGCCAGTGCGTCAGAAACCGTTCCTACGTCTTTGCCGGTAGCGGCCGAAACATCGAGTGCCGTTGTGAGGGCGTCTTGTGAGGCGCCTACGTCACCCGTTGCGCGCACAAGCGTTCCCAGCGCCGGGCGCAGTTCGTCATCGGCAACGGCAGCGGCTGCAGACGTTTTGCTAATCCACTTTTCCGTATTGGCAATGGCTTCGTCTGAGGCGCCGGTATTGTTCCGCAGGGCAAGCGCCAACTGATCGGCAGCGGCTGCGTCGTCGGCTGCAGCCTGTGCGGCGTGCATTCCTGCAGCACCTAGCCCAGCAAGGGCGGCAGCGGCAGGCACAGCGGCAGACTTCACGCCGCTTTGGAATTTCCCTGCGCTAGAGGCAGTGTCGTCTAGCGCCTTCTGTGCGTCTTTGGCATCTCCAAGGATCTTTAGCGTAAGAATGGCGGTCTTGCCTGCCATCTGCGCTACCTCCTTCGAGACTTTGATTTACTGGCTTCGGCGCGCTTTTCGAGAATGTCCACAACCGTCATAAGCGTTTGTTCGTCTTCTAAGAACCACGGGCCAGGGTGGGTCTTTGTGGCAACGGCAACCTCGCAAACTAAACGGCTCCAAGAGCCTGCCGGGTAGGGTCCGCCATAGCGTTCTCTTCCTCGCTTTCTTCACCGTCTGGACGCTCCACTGAAATGCAATCCGCTAGGAAAAGTTCCCACGTCAACGATTGTTCAATGGCGCCCGTACGGCGTGCCGCAGACCACGCCAGGAAACCCAGCCACGTGAGAGGGGCGTCTTGCGCCGTAGGCCACTTGTGCCGCGCGCGCGTGATATCCCACATGTTGTGATCCACCAAATGGGGCATGACGATAAAGGGCTCCCTGTCTTGCAGGGTAATAAGCACTTCTAGACCTTTGCTCATGTGTCGCCTTCCACGCGTTCAATAATCTTGTCTAGTTCTTCTTCGTACATTGCTACCCATTGCGTTTCACTCGACGTTGCTGCATCTGAAAGGAACGGCTGTGCCTCAATGTTGCGTTTTGGCCAGCCCCAGTGAATAGGGTTCACATAGGGAACGCGCGCGCCTCCCGCTTTAATTGTCACTCCGCTTGCAGTGCGTGCCGCTCGAATTGTTCCCGCCATGGCGCCGGATCTTTTCGGAGCAAGCCCACGCGCAATTTCCGCCACGAAATTGCCGACCCTTTGGTGAACGTCTTTCAGGTCACCTAGGTCTTCGCCGGCTTTCTTCAAAGTACGCCGAAGTTCCTTTTCTCCAATGACCTGAACCTGCGGGCTACTAGACACTTACCTTGCTCTTGTTGCTCGATGCTGTGTCTGCCAGTGGCGGAAGCGGAATGCCGTAGGTAACTGCCGTCATGGGATCGAAGTTGTCAAGCCCGAATTCAAAGTCGGAATTGAGGAAGTCCCCGTAATTGTCTGCGCCTAGTTCTAGCGGAGCCAGTTTCAGATTCCCCACAACGACCGTGCCTAGTTCGGTGGAAGGCGTG